TGAAGATTACTGCAATCAGCACCTCTGGCTCAACCACAACCTTCACTGTAGACACAGCAAACACTGGTGCAGTTTCTGCAACCACAGTTGTAACTGTAACTCCAGTAACCCGCGTTTACAACACAATTCTTTGCGGTGCTCAAGCAATGGCAGAAGCCGTCGCTGAAGAACCACACGTTGTTATCGGTAACGTAACTGACAAGTTGATGCGCTTCCGCCCAATGGGCTGGTACGGCGTACTCGGCTTCGCAGTCTATCGTGACGAAGCGTTGTATCGCATTACATCTGGTTCCTCAATCGCTGCTCTCTAGTTGATTGACTGTCAGGCAGAAGCCTTGAAACTTCTGCTTGGCGGTGAGTTCATTAGGAGGACTTATGGCTGAATGGACATTTTTACCACCAACGGTGGATGAAGGCTTTACTGGCGTTCAGCGACTATTTCAGTTTTACAAACTGACTAGGGGCATCAGTATCGTACTGAATCCTACTACTGGAACTTATCAACAGATTCGCTACCCACTTGATGAATCACTTGCTGATTATCCTCAAGTGTATAGAGGCGGATATAGATATACGGTGGACGACGCAACCCGCGAAGCATTGATTAATGCCAACGTTGGGGTGACTACGGAGAACTTTACTCAACTATGAAGCACTGGGAATACCATCCAGAGTATGTAGACGGCTGCTTTGGATGTAAGGGACTAAGCGTTCAGATGAACGCAGGTGATGCTGATAGTCGTAAGTTTATGACTAACAAGCGTCACAACACAGAATTGGATGCCTATGCAGATGCAGTAAAACAAGGCATCCGACCTGCTGGAACCACGATGGACAAAATCCAGCAAGCAGTACAGGCTAGCGAGACATTAGGTAAGCCTTACAACGCCGAGAAGATGCCTCCAGCAAAACACATAAACAAAAAAACAGCAGCGGTAATGAAAGAACTAGGAGCATAAAATGCCAAAGGTAAATGGAAAGAAGTTCCCTTACACAGCAAAGGGCAAGAAGGCAGCCAAGGCTTACGCAATGGGCGAAAAGATGGAGTCCAAGGCTGAGAAGAAAATGGAAGCCAAAAAAGGTATGAAGAAGATGGCAGCCAAGAAGTCAATGAAGAAGATGGGCAAGAAGAAGTAATGTCCAAGAAAAAAGTTAAGGTCGAAGAGCCAAAGCCAAAGGCGGGCAAGACCCGTATTGGCAATATCTCTAACACACCTCCTTTAGCCTCACAAGGAAATCAAGGTGAAACCTTCGACAAGATTATGAAGCAGAAATATTCTTGGTGGAAATAATGAAGAAGACTGCTAAGCAAAAGAAAGTAGCCAAAGTAATGCGCGAGTTTAAGGCTGGCAAGTTACATTCTGGCAAAGACCCAAAGGGTCCAAAGAAGGCACCTGTAGTTAAGAACCGTAAGCAAGCGATTGCTATCGCTCTATCTTCAGCAGGTATGTCAAAGAAGAAAAAGAAGTAATGTCATCTGGAAAGTACAAGCCTCACAGAGGTTTTAACAAAATCCAGATTAAGGATGGAATGGTAGTAAGACTGCGTAAAGATGGACGTATCAAGGCAGTCTTAGGAAAGTATGGGGAGTATGGAAAGCAAAAGCAAGCGTGACTCTCGCCTAAAGCGAGCAGGAGTGTCTGGCTTCAACAAGCCTAAGCGTACTCCCAACCATCCTACTAAGAGCCACGTCGTAGTGGCTAAAGAGGGCAGCCAAGTCAAGACTATTCGTTTTGGTCAACAAGGTGTAACTGGCGATAAGAAGCCAACAGCCCGACAGAAATCATTCAAGGCTCGCCATAGAAAGAACATTGCTAAAGGCAAGATGAGTGCAGCCTATTGGGCAGATAAGGTGAAATGGTGAAGAAAGCATTTTGGGATAAGAAGAACCCAAAGAAAACTTCTAAGAAACTTACTCCCGCACAGAGGGCTGCTGCAAAGAAGCGGGCTAAGGCAGCGGGACGCCCTTACCCAAATCTTGTAGATAACGCAGCAGTAGCAAAGAAGAAAGGCAAGTAATGGCAACAGGCACAGCAGGTAGTTCATTCACTAGCGAGTTAAACCGTCTAGCAAATAGCGGGACATATCCAGCGCTAACCGCATATCTTGCACCTGTTGGCGCTGCCAACCAATATGCTGGAACCACAGGCAAGGCGCTCCTTGGAGCACTTAATCTAGAAGCAGACCCTACTCGTCAGCCTAACGAATACAAAGGCTTGGGTGCTGTATGCAATGAACTTGCAGGAACAACAGACCTTTCACCGACTGATGCCTTAAGGAGTATTAACCTGTGACAACTTTTACCGAAATGATTGATGAGGTTCTAATCAACCTCTCGGGTTATACCTATCAGCAGGACCGCTCTACATACCTTACCGCAGCAGTTACCACATTAACTTCTCCTAGTTCTTCTCCTACCATCCTTAGCCTAGGTTCTACTGATTCAGTAGGTAAGGGCATCATTGAGGTAGGCGAAGAGTTGATGTGGATTGACTCATTTGACCGCGTTGCTAACACAGCCACTATCGCGCCCTACGGTCGCGGATATCTCGGCACCACAGCCTCTACAGCAGCGGTAGATACCAAGGTAAGCATCTCTCCTATCTTCCCTCGCTACTCAGTCAAAAAGGCTATTAACGACACTATCCGTGCTGTAGCCACACAGTTAATGGTTGTGAAGCAGACCACATTTACTTTTAATGCCGCTCAGAATACCTACGAACTCAAAGACTCTAGCGGTAACCCACTCAATATTGAATCTATCTTGACTGTAATGTGGCAGGATACTGGTCCATCTCAGGAATGGATTCGAGTCAACCGCTATGACTTTGACCCGCTAGCAGAGACTGCTACCTGGGGCGAAGGAAGCCAGACAATCACCATCTATGATTACATTACCCCTGGTCGTACTGTTAAGATTATGTATGTGACGCAAGCCTCAGCCTTTACATCTAACAGCCAAATTTTTACAACCCAGACAGGATTTCCTGAATCAGCAAGAGATGTAATTATTCTTGGTTCTGCATACAGACTACTTACATATCTTGACCCTGCTCGTGCTTCTCAGATTAGCCCACAGGCTGATGAGATTGACGCTAAGCGTCCATTCGGTTCAGCCAATACTGCAGCAAGACAACTCTTTGCTTTGTATCAACAAAGACTTAAAGAAGAAATTTCTGCCTTCCAAGGTCAGTACCCTCCCCGCATTCGCTTCAACCGATAGGAACCTGAATGACAACTCGCCAATACTCCTCTCGCTCTCAGCAGTCAACGCTGACAAGCGCCATTACCGCAGGCGCTACGTCACTTGTTGTTGTCTCTGGCACCACTCTACTAGGTGGCGTGACAATTCCGTCGGGCAGAACCTTTACTCTTGTTATCGACCCAGATACGGCGCTTGAAGAAATTGTAGATGCCACTGCGGTATCTACTAACACATTTACAATTACTCGCGCTATTGATGGTTCTACTGCTCAGGCTCACTCAGCAGGTGCTGTCGTAAGACATATGGCTATCGGTCGCGACCTACGCGACGCTAACCTCCACGCAGAAGCCTCGGCATATTACAACGACGGCTCTGGTACTGGACACACAATGCACGGCATTGGTTCAGGCGAAGGTGACGTAGTAGGTACACTTAAGTCACAAACTCTTACCAACAAGATTCTTACAGCCCCAACAATCTCTGACCCAGTATTTACTGGAACACCAACTGCTCCTTCTTCTATCGTCTTTGAAGGAACAAACGCAGACCCTTATGAAACTACCCTGACAGTAGCCGAGCCTACTCAGGACAATGAGATAACCCTACCTAATACGACAGGTACGGTAGTCATTGTTACGGCTGCTCAGACTCTGACTAATAAGACTTTAACTAGCCCTATCATTTCGGGCAGTCCAGTCATTACTGGTCTATCCAGCGCAGGTATGATTTCATCCTCTGCTACCCCTAAAGATTATGTAGATAGCATTCTAGGCTCAGCAACGGCTGCAGCAACCTCAGCAGCATCGGCTGCTACCAGTGCTGCCTCTGCCGCTACAAGTGCCTCTAGCGCGGCTACAAGCGCTTCTAACGCCCTAACTAGCGCCAACAGTGCATCTACCTCAGCCACAGCAGCAGCCACCTCTGCAGCCTCTGCAGCGACTTCTGCTACGGCAGCGGCTACTAGTGCTACTAGCGCAGCAGCCAGTGCAACTGCAGCATCTACCTCTGCATCTTCGGCTGCTACCTCAGCATCTTCAGCCCTAACATCTGCTAACTCAGCAAGTACATCTGCTGCCTCAGCATTGACTTCGGCTAACAGCGCTGCAACCTCTGCCTCTACTATGGCAGCCAGCGTTGCCGCTGCTGCTACATCTGCAGCCAGTGCAGCAACTAGCGCAACTGCTGCTGCTACCAGCGCCACAAGCGCTGCTGCTTCTGCAA